CTTATCGTCACTTTATACTTGCTTATGACTCTGATAAGGCTGGTGATGAAGGAGCGGCTGGAGTAGCCGTAAAGCTAGGAAAAGAGCGGTGCAGTAGGGCTAAGCTTCCTTATAAAGATGCAGGTGAGTGTTTAGAGAAAAATGTCAGCACCGAGCGCATACAGAAGTCGCTGGATTCAGCACAGCCGCTATTAGAGGCGGGCATAGTTAGGGTTGATAACTATACTAACGAAGTTGAAGAGCTAATCAGAAACCCAGATAAGCTAAAGGGGCTTACAACAGGAAGTCAAATATTAGATGAAGCTTTGGGGGGTATCAGACCCGGATTGTGGATAGTCACAGGAGGAACAGGTCAGGGAAAAACCACAGTAACGACTTGGATCATGCTTGAGCAAGCAAGGCGTGGAGTGCCTGTGTTGCTAACTTCATTTGAGCAAAGACCTATAGGTACTGTTCAGAAGTTGCTACGGGCTGAGATTGGTGGTGATTTCACAATGGCTTCAGAGATTGAACGAAAAGATGCCATGAGACACTTGGGAAGTATGCCTATTTATATGGTTGATCATTATGGGGCGCTTGACTCAGAGGAGTTGAAGAGCTTGATAGGCTATTCGGTACGCAGAAAAGGCGTAAAAATGGCGGTAGTTGATCACTTAGGGTTCTTGATTGACGGGGCTGAAGATGAGCGTAGGGCTATAGAGCGTGTTGTTAGAGACTATGCTGTATATGCTGTTCAAAATGACATAACGATAGTTCTTATTGTTCACCCAAATAACTTATCAGTTACACAGCAACGTAGAGTAATGCTTACCGACCTCAAAGGAGCTAGTGCTATCAGGCAAGATGCACACGTTGGTTTAGTTGTTGAGCGTATGCTTCCCGGACGGACTGTAAACCACCCTGCGACAGCCATACATGTTGATAAATGTAGAAGTGAGTTTGGCTTGCAAGGATCTAGGGCAGTGCTGGCGTTCGACCCAGAAGCTTGTGTGTATGCCGACGAATGGGATCAGACTCCTATGGGGGCAAGCATGATTGCAAACGGGACTAGTGGCTTTACAATATCAGGCCACTAGTTGCCTTCCATAATACGTGTGGTAGTATGTATGTAACCAAACAAAGGGGTTGTTATGCGCGTAGTGTCTTATATAAGGGTTAGCACTGATGAACAAAAGCTAGGGATTGAGGCTCAAAGAGATCTTATGGCTCAATACTGTAAGCGCGAAGGCCTCTGTATTGACGCTGAGTTTATTGATGAAAATGTTAGCGGCGGCCTTGAGATTGATAAGCGACCAGCGTTGTTGCAGGCTCTTGATTTTATAGCTCTCAACAAAGGCTCGACATTGATTGTGGCCAAGCGGTGCAGGCTTGCTAGAAATGGTTATGTTGCCGCAATGGTTCATCGTTTGGTTGAGCGCGATGGTGGAAAGATACAGTGCGCTGATGGTGTTGCTAATGGAGACAGCCCAGAAGATCAGCTTTTGAGGGGTATGTTGAATATATTTGCTCAATATGAGCGTGAGTTGATAAGGGCAAGAACGAGAGCGGCAATGGCCGCGAAGAAGCGTAAAGGTGAGTTTACGGGTGGAAAACCACCTTATGGTTTTGATGTTGATTCAAATGGAAAACTTCGCCCTAGCATTACAGAACAAAGTTGCATAAAACTTGTAGTTGAAATGAGATCTAAAAAACATAGTTTGCGTAAAATAGCGAAAGCCCTAACTGAAAGAGGGATAACTTCACGAGGTAACGGTAAGTGGAATCATATGAGAGTGAAAACAGTGTTGCTTGCTTCAGAAAGAACAGTCGAGTTGGCGCTTGTTAGCTGATAGCGTTGGTGGCAAGTCTAACCATAGGCGTTACATTGGCCGACAATACAGGCTATTTGTGACCAAATGCGTGATGTTGCCGTTTGGTGGCTATAACCAATAGGAGTTCAAATGATAGCATTAGGTGATTTACCAACAGAAGCTGATGGCAGACTTGCTAAGTGCGTACCTAAAAGAGAGGGCGGCGGAGCTATAGTTTGGGACATTGAAGTGGCTTTTGATTTAGTAACAGATGAGCAAGCGCATATTATAGAGAAATATGTAGCTGGTACAGTGTCTTTATGGGAGTCCACTCAAGCTAATGGAGGAAAAGGACAAGTAAAGTCATCTGGAAATTTTGATATAATAAGAGCAACGATATCTTTGGATGATAGCAAGTTAGCTTCGGGTCATGCAGAGGTTACTCTCTGTCAAGTTTCATCTAGCCCATCCGCATCTGTATTGATTGTCAAGATGCGGGTTCACGGTCTTCTACCCCAATCTGCATCTGATTTGGTATATTCATTAGATGACATAGTTACTTTATCATTAGAGGAGAAAGGCATTAGTATGTTCTCTGATGCCGATGATACAGTTGATATTGCTCTGACAGAGTGGAGTGGTCGTTTGATAAGCACAAAGCAAGCTACTGGACTTGTGGTATCAGAGACTGAAGCTGATATGGTTGTCGATACAATAGGGGCTAAAGTCACTTTAGGAAGAACGGTAAAGGTTACAAGCTCTTTAGATATAGTTGCGCCAAGTGAAGGCAGTATTGAGTCAATCCTTGATGATTATAAGACTCAAGCTATCAACATAGGCGTAAAAGCCAGTTGGAGTGATGTAGTAGAAGCTATTGGCTTGCTATACGCAGAAAGCCGTATTGATACACGCTCTGATTTCACTTGGGAAATAAGTCCTATAGTTATAGAAAAAGCACTAGAAATAGGGGCTACAAATAAAGCCTCTGAAATGTTGGAGTCATGATGAGTGATTGTAAGGTACTCTTTTTTTCGCTTGAAAAACCACAAGAAGCTATGGCTGAGCCTGAGTTTGTAGACTTATTAGATCAGGGCTATAGACCGATGGCTAACTTTGTAGCTGATAGAGGACACGGTGCAGAGATGGTATTCTTTTTGACCAAAGATCATTCCAATAACAGCACTCTTATTATTAGTGCGTTTATAATCCTGTCAGCAGTGTCTATTTGTACAACACTGGTAGCACTACTTTAGAAATCAGATTACTACAATAGTAGTATCGCTTCAACTGAACCCTAGAAATGGAGAAAACATGCGAATACAGCGCATTTCCTTATCTAAGCTGGTCTTTGACCACGCTAACCCACGAAGTCACTCAGACAGAAATATGGACGCAATACAGTCCTCACTAAGCTCCTACGGCCAAGTCGAACCGTTGTTGATTCAAAAGTCTTCCAAGATGGTGATAGCTGGCAATGGCCGCATGGCTTCAATGAGAAGGCTTGGTTGGGATACGGCTGAGTGTGTTGTGCTTGATGTAGATGATATAGAAGCTAGAAAGCTATCTATTGCCTTGAATAGATCGGGAGAGCTTGCTTCTTGGGACGAAGGGGTTTTAGCTAAACATCTTGATGACCTTTCAGGCATTGAAGATTTTGATTTAGGAAACTTGGGATTCAACTCAGAAGAAGTTGACGATATGCTTTCTGCTTTGGCAAAAGTTGTTGACGAGGTTGATTTACAAGATGTTGTGGAAGAAAACGATAATGAGGATGAGGAAGAAGAAGCCAGCGATCATGATGTAATACCTCCAAATACTCAGCCAGCTAATATGAAAAGCGCAAAAATGAAAGAGCTAAAAGTCTTTCTTGACCCAGATGATTATACAGCTTTTCAAATGGCAATAAGAACTTTGGCTGAGCGATACGGAACAGATAACACTTCAGATACAATCCAGAAAGCTGTAAAGAATGAGCTTGATCGCAGTATTGAAGAATGAGCATCAAAGTAAAATCTATATTTGGAACCTTGCAAGGTGAAGGATCTAAAGTAGGAACACCATCAGTTTTTGTTAGGCTATCTGGATGTAACTTATGGTCAGGCAAAGAAGATTCAAGAGCTACAGGTAAGGGCCATTGCGCAGACTGGTGCGACACTGAGTTTTATGGTGGCAAGAGTTATGGCCCTTCAGAGCTTTGGAATGATGTATGGAAAGAGGCTTATGATTATGGCGTAGCCTCTACAGAGAAGTGGCTAATGGTCATTACTGGCGGTGAGCCTCTCCTCCAACTGAACAGTAGTGATGGTTTGAAGTTTCTGAGTTTGATGAAAAGCCGTGGGGTTATTGTTGCTGTAGAGACAAACGGAACTGTTGCTATTAGTGGCGAGTTGTTGAGCTTTTTAGACCACATAACAGTCAGCCCTAAACCAATAAAAGGGTCTGATTGCTTAGACCATATAGTTGTTAGAAACGGAACTGACCTGAAGGTCATAGGGGGTATTTGGTCAGAAGAAGCCCTTGCAGAAATGAACGGCTGGAATTTTGAGCATCGTTTTATTCAGCCATTAGACCCAACTGTTTTTAGTGACGCTGAAGTTGATTTACAGGGAGCTACTGAGTTGGCTGTGAAAATAGGCTGGAGAGTTAGCGTTCAAACACACAAACTACTAGGATTAGAATGAACAAAGTATTTGATATTGAAGCGGCAGAAAGGGCTATGAAAGAACTTTTGTGGGCTATGGGTGAAGATGCTGACCGTGAGGGTCTGTTAGCTACACCAGCAAGATCAGCTAAAGCATGGGCAGAAGTTACCGCTGGCTATTCACAAGATCCAGCTAATGTACTGAAAACATCTGATGGTAAAGACGGTTTTCTTGATACAGATGGTTTTGACCAAATGGTCGTGCTTAGGAACATACCGTTTTGGTCAACCTGTGAGCATCATTTGCTCCCATTTAGCGGCTATGCCAGTATAGGCTACTTGCCATCTGTATCTGGTTTGGTTGTAGGGCTATCTAAACTAGCTAGGCTGGTTGATGTTTACGCCAAGCGGTTGCAGGTTCAAGAAAGAATGACTCAGCAAATAGCGAAGGCATTACAGTCACATCTAAAAGCTGACGGTGTAGGCGTTGTTGTCAGGGCTACTCATTCTTGCATGACTTGTCGCGGTATAAAAAAAGAAGGTAGCGAGATGGTCACTGAAGTTTTGCTTGGGTCGTTTAGAGATCATGTTGTTCGCGATGAGTTTTGGACTTTATGTAAAAGGGGATCTTGATTATGGATTACATAGCGAAACAGCTTCAACCCTTGGCCGTAGGTGTTGAAAGTCTTACCCTAGACCCTAGAAACGCTCGTTTACATGGCCGTAAAAATATGGATACAGTAAAGTCAAGTCTTACTAGATTTGGCCAAAGGCTTCCTATTGTTGTACAGAAAGAGGGTATGGTTGTTAGGGTCGGAAACGCAAGGCTAACTGCCGCAAGGGAGATGGGCTGGACACATATAGCGGCAGTCATTGTAGATGAAAATGATGTAGAAGCAACAGCGTTTGCATTAGTTGATAACCGCTCATCTGAATTGGGTGAGTGGGACATGCAGATTCTTTGCGAAGAGCTACAAAATCTTGAGGGTGTATTCGGTGACTTAGAAGAGTTAGGTTGGAAATCAGATGCACTTGAGTTGTTGCTTGAAGCTAACTGGGAGGTGCCTGAACTAGATCAGTCTGTTTTGCCTCCGGGATTAGACTATCAATCTGGCTCGTCAGCCTCTCATGGGAACGCTGGTGGTGCTATGGCTTTGACAGCCAAACAGCAGGAGATGTTTGATAACGTAAAAGAGTTGCTTCAAGGAATAAAGGGGCAAGAATCCTTTACTCCCGCTCAATGTATTGACTTCTTATGTAAGTTTTATCTTCAGAAAAAGGGGATTGCGTGACTACACTTAGACTGGCTTGGGGTGGGCCACCAGAGGCAGTAGCTAAAGGTTTAGCTCCCCAGAAACTCAAGGAAGATGAGCCTGCGTTGTTGGTAAGTTACTTTTACCTAAAGCATTTCCAGAAAGAGAGGCATAGGTATGGGTTTCGTGATTGGAGTTTAGATAGTGGGGCTTTTTCGGCTAATAACTCTGGTAAGCCGATTGATCTAACTGAATATATCGAGGCTTGTAAGGAGCTTTTAGCTAACGATCCAACACTTGTTGAAGTATTTGCTCTTGATGTAATCGGTGATTGGAAAGCGTCTGTTAGAAACACAGAGAAGATGTGGGCCGAAGGTGTTCCTGCTATTCCAGTCTTTCATGCTAATGATCCTTGGAGTGTAATCGAGGACATGAAAGGTAAGTATCCTAAGATAGCTATAGGTGGCGTTGCTGGCTTTCTACGCTCACGTAAGCGTAAAGTTGAGTTCTACCAACAGTGCTTCGCTCGCGTGTGGCCACAGCGCATACACGCTCTTGGCCTTGCTAGTGTTCCGATACTAGAGACACTACCATTTCATAGTGTAGATGCGGCTACTTGGGAGCTAGGGCCAGCAGGGTTTGGGTCTTGGCGGTGCTTTGGTAAGAAGCAGATGCCCATTAGGGGTGGAAAGATGAACCTTCGCCCAGAGGTTGAAGAGTATCTAAGAGCTGAGAAGAGACTGAAACGTAAATGGGCTAAACAAATGGCCATGCTGGATGCATTATGACTAGGCTTGGTGAGCTTGTGACAGAAGTGAGATTGCTAAAAAAGTGCGTTTTGCAGGCAGAAGCACATGTTTCTAGGCAAGTTCACGCAGGAAAGCACGAGCAAGATAGAGCAGATGCTATAGAGTGGGAAAAAGAATGGGCTGATAAGCTTCGCAAATGGAAGGGTCGATAATGAACATTACAAAGGTAGAGTTGCTTTGGAGCAGATCGTGTCCATTTACTTGTGCGGGATGCCGAATGCCAAACAATCTAAGACATGATGGCGTAGCAGAAACTGGCCATTGCGGTTCTTTAGAAATGTGGAAGAAGGGAATAGATAAGATCAGGGCTTTAGGCGCAGAGTTCATTGCTATATATGGGGCCGAGCCTCTTGATAGAATGGAGCATTTAGCTGAAGTTATAGATCATATCCGTTCATTAGGTATGGCAACTACTGTAATAACAGCACTTCCAAATAGTAATCGGATGAAACTATTACTAGAAACATCTACATTAGATAGCGTCACTGTTAGTTACGACGCTCTAAATGATGCTCATAAAGATGAGTATTCAGATGCTCACAGGCGAACTAAAAGTAAGGCTGGCTGGTCTTTGTTCGCTAACAACAATCAAATAAGAGACAAGGCTGTGGTTGCTACCATTACTGCGGATAATGTTAGGCATATACCTGAGATGGCTCGCAGGGCTACAGAGCGCGGGTACTGGTTCATGTTCGATGTATTACATGGAGATTTGGGGCCGCTTGGAAAGTGTGGTCGAGGTGATGGTGTTAGACCGCCATCAGAGAATGACCTCAAAGAAGTCATGGGTGAGTTGATAGCACTAAAGCAGAAAGGGCTAAAGATACACACCAGTACAGAATACTTGACTAAGATGCAGGAGACTTACACTGGTAATCCCCGTGATTTTTGGCATTGTAAGGGAGAGTCTACTGGATGGCTAACCGTTGATGCTGATGGATCTATTATGCCTTGTGATGATTGGCAGAAACGCTATCCTCACGCAAAGATATGGGATGAGTTTGATTCTGCTGACTTATCAGAGTGGAAGCAGAAAGCGGTAACTGACTGTGAGGGTTGCGCTTGGAATACACACTGGGATGCTTGCGCTATAGAGCGAGGCGATATTCCTGTTGGGAGTTATATTCATGATTGAAGAAGCAGAAAGAGATCTAGAAAGGGATAAGGATCTAGAAAGGGATCTAGAAAGGGATAAGCAAATACGTTTGGCTATTCCAGTTTCTGGTGGAATAGATAGTCTAATTTTGGCTGATAGAAACCCACAAGCAGACTTGTTTTTTATAGACTATGGACAACCTTATTTGGAAGCAGAAAGGCGTACAGTAGAGCTTCTGTATCCAAACAGAGTGATAACGATTTGTGTTGAAGGTTTGGATACTAGTGTAGATTATGTTCCTGCTAGAAACTTGATTATAGCTTCCTTGTGCGCTCAGAAAGCAGATAAAGTTTTTATTGGTGGACTTGCAGACGATGGTGCTACAGATCAGTCCCAGAGGTCTGCGGATCAGATGACTGAGATACTTTCTGATCAGAGTGGACACAAGGTGTGCGTAGAAATGCCTTTGATTCACTTGTCAAAAGCAGAGGCCGTAAGCTCTTATCTTGGAGAAGTTGCTGGCTTGAATAGAACTCAGCGAGCTAGTAGACTGAAGCTTACCTATAGTTGTTACTCTAAAGGAATGGATCATTGTGGCAAGTGTGGAGCTTGTTTTCGCAGATGGGTAGCTCTAAAGGTAAACGGTATAGATGTTAGTGCCGTTAGTATTCCTCTAATGATTGACTATCTTGCTAGACTTCATACCTATCACCCACATCGTATCTGGGCTATTCTAAAGGCGATCAACTCTGATCTGACACCTGTTTATAATATTGACATAGATGGTGTGTTGACTATTGAGACAGAGGGTCGGTCTTATATAGAACGCAGTCCAAATATAGAGGCTATCGCAACTATAAATAATCTAGCAATCGAAGGAGCTTGGATTGTTCTGAATACAGCAAGGGCAGAGTGGGACAGAGTAGAGACTGTGCAGTGGCTTCGAGAGCATGGTGTGGGTTACCACTCGCTTCTAATGGGAAAGCTTCCTAGTGTGAAGTTAGTAGATGACAAGGCTGTCACAAAGGTAGAAGATTTATGATTACAGCAACTAGAAAGTTAGGGTTTGACTCTGGCCATAGAGTGATGAGACATGAAAGTAAATGCAGAAATGTGCATGGTCATAGATACACTGCTGAGATTACTGTATCAGCACCAGAGCTAGACGAGTGCGATAGAGTCGTTGACTTCTCTGAAATAAAACGTTTGGTCGGGGCTTGGATTGATGAGAACTGGGATCATGGTTTTATCAGTCATGCAGAGGATAGGTACGGTAAAATGCTGGCCAGCGCTGGAGAGCTAAAGGTGTTCTTTATGCCTCTTGATTATGGGGAGCCTACTGCTGAAAACATGGCTCGCTATCTAGCCGAAAAGTGTGATGAGCTTCTAACAAAGCCGTTGACCGTTGAGGCGGTACGTCTGTACGAGACACCTAACTGTTGGGCTGACTGGAACAGGCGGTAGTTTTTAGGCTACTATATAGGGCTATGTTTTTAGGCTACTATATAGAGCGCTTAGCGAACAGCCAGAACATTGCTTTAGCTTAGAGTTGCCTGTGCTTATTGCGACTACTGCTATCATATTGAAAATAAAATGAGGTTTTTATATAGCTTTCTATAACTGTTGGGGTAGTATAAAGGTGTAGCAAATATTTGTTACATGAACCACAACAGGGAGAATGAAATGACAGACTCAAACAATAAATCAAACGCCGAGGCTCGCGCAGAGGGTGTGCTTCAAAACGTAGTTGACGGGATAGGTAATATGGTATGGTGGAAGTTTCACGGTACTAAAATCACTCCTGCTGACCTTCGTGTTCACCTATCAAATGCGGGCTTGAATCCTGATGACGTAGCAGACATCAACCCTATTAGGGCGCTGAAGAGCGCGGTCAAAGAGTTCAAAGCTTGGGAGGTTGTTGACGTTCCTAGTGGCTTTGACGCGAACGGTGACGTGGTTGTCAAGACTGCAAAGAAGCGCATTAGGGCAGAGGTAGTGTTTGAGAACGACAAGGAGCTTACAGTAGCCTTGTTCAGACACGAACAAAAGGCGGCTCGCAAAGCAAGCAAGGAGCAGTTCGATAGCTTGTCATGGGATAAAACACGAGATGGCTGGTATGATCAAGGCACAACAGACCATGCGGTCAACATTATAACTAGAGTGCTTGATAACCAAACTTACCTTAGAGGTAGTCATGTTAGAGACATTGTAGTTATGCCAATGTTTAGATCGACAGGAAGCGTGTGTATCAATAACGGATGGTATTGTGTACCAAACAGTGGTTCAGAGGCGCTTGAAAAAGCGAAGAGCGCTGTGGCTAACATTGAAACATTCGAGATTGTAGCTCCTGTATTGCCAAAGGGTATGGGCTGGGAAACACCAGTTCAAGATAGTGTTGAGGGTCAGATGACAAGCTCACTTGAAACCTTGATGGAGCAAATCGATGGCTGGGAGAACATGAGCCAGATCGTAGGTCACAGTACCCGCGAGAGGGTGATGGAGAAGTTCGATAGCTTACATACAATGGCAGAGTCGTATGAGGCCGCTCTTAGTGTTAGCCTTGACGATTTGCGTGACAAGATCGATGCTATGCGTGAGAAAGCCGCAGAGGTCATTGAAAGCAAGGACGCTGAAAAGGAAGAGGCTACTGCTACTGCCAGAGCTACTGTTCGCGCCCCACAAGAACCTGTAGACCGCAGGGTAACACTAAGGCGCATGGAACGACCTAGCTTAGACCGCATGTGGGCTATGTTTGGAGATGGTGGCGAGGCACCAACCGATACAGAGGCTATGATTGAAGCGATAGCAGAGGCTATGGCTTCATAGCAATAGTCAATAGACTAAACGTAGGGGTTACAAACGTAGCCCCTACACTTGTCTGAGCCTATCAGCTTCATACTAGCCCTACAATCGTTTCTACCGCTGACTTGGGTGCTAGGTCAAGCGGCGCTATCTGCGCCAACACAAGGGCAAACAACGCCAGCATATAGCTCTAACACTAAGGGCTTAGGTGGCGCGTGGCAATGACTCACTCTAATAAAATAATACTTGGCGCTCTGTAACCTATGGGGTAGTATACCTATAGTAGCAAATTACCAAGCTACATAAACAAGGGAGAAGACATGTTCACTAAAGAACAAAAAGGCGCATTAGAGCGTATGAACAAGATAAGGGCTGAGCTAAAAGCGCAGTTTATTCAGAGAGACAATGAGGTTGACGGGCTTGGAGTAGCCCTGTTAGCTGGAACTAATATGTTGTTGCTCGGCCCGCCCGGAACGGCGAAGTCATTGCTCACACAGGTATTTGCTAGAGCATTAGCTGTGCCAGAGCATGAATATTTCGAGAGGCTATGTAACGCTTATACAGTGCCAGAAGATATTTTTGGGCCATTCGATTTGCCCAAGCTAGAGCAGGGTGTTTACGAGAGGCAAGTTGACGGTTACTTGCCGAAGGCGCGGATAGCGTACCTTGACGAGATATTCAACATGAACCAGACGCAGTTGAACACTCTAAATACTGTGTTGAATGAGAAGAAGTTCGATCAAGGAACTAGCCGTATTGATTGCCCGTTAGAGTTATGCGTTGGAGCCGCTAACGTTTACCCAGAGGGTGACATGGCGCTAGCCGCTCTTTA